CCCCACATTGTCCAGCAACCCAGACCAAAGGAGGTGAGCAGGGCAAGAATGGTGATTAAGCGGTCTGAGATGACCACCAGTGCCAGACGAATGATTGCGGTTGCATCCATGATTATTCCTTTTTAATGTCGGGATAACCATATTATCATGTATCCTCATCATTTTCTACATCCATAAACCCTGAACCCCAAGCATCATCGGAGTCCTTCATCTTCAAGGCTTCCAGCTTGAGTGCACGGTCTAACACCTTCACCTTGTCGGTGACAGACGCTTCTGGGTCATTCAACACCTGCTTCATCAAGTCCGAAATGAACTTGTCAAGGTCAGGGTTAATGCCCTTATCTTTGGACTTGCGGCTCATTTACTGAGCTTGCGGCCTACGGCTCGTTTGGCAGGTTTGACATCACCCTTGGTTTGCTTGCGCTTTGCCATCTCACGGTTGTAGTCTTCAGAGGCTCTAACCTCATTCTCGCCACCCTCACGGGCCATTCTCTGTTCTGTTGATTCTCTCTTTGCCATGATTACTCCTTTGGTGGTTCACTAATACGTCTTTGAATTGCTCTTGCAAATGGGCTGTCTGTTAATTCGCCAAGAGCAAAACGCTTTGTTCTTGATAACAATGATGTAAGGTCGCCAGGAGGAAGCTGTGCTCCCTCAAACATTCCTCTCATATTCAACTGTCTTCCAGCAAGACCAGCTTCATACAAAGGATGATTTTGGGGCAAATATTTTGTCAATTCACCCAAACGCTCAAGACTGACGTTGCCTTGCAATATGCCGTTCTTTCTTTCAAGTTCTAACAACAAAGAGTTGGCAGCATATTTTTTGTTTGTTTCTCTGAACAGTTCAGCTATTTCAGGATTGCTTCTTTCAATTGCAGCGTCTATTTCACGCAACAATTGACCAGCCCTGTATTTGTCTTGACCAGACAACCTGTACACCATGTCTGACAAGTTGCTTCTCAATGCCTGTAGTTCTCTGCCATTTACGCCACCAGCCATAGCCGCTTGTGGTGTCAAAACAGGTTCAGTCTGAACAGCTTGTTGAACCAAATCAGGATTCCAGCGAGAGCGAAAAAATTCATTTACCTCATCTGCCAAACCAACATGTCCAGTGACACGCTTGTAAATGTCTTTCCAAACCTTAGAAACATTGGCAAAGAATTTTTCAACAACAGTTGTTGGTTTTTCTGTTGTAGTTATCCAACGAGATGTTTGCTCGGCAAACCATTCTGAAAAATTACGCAAATACTCTCTCTCGTAAGTCTGGCTTGGTATTTGTGTTCTTGTTTGTTCAGAATACTTAGCAGCAGTAACTGGTCTGTATTGCTCAACAGTTTTTGTTCCCATCCGCACATCTTTTCTGTGCTGTTGGAATGCTTTGTAAATTTCAGCTTGTACATCAGATGGAGCATGTTTGAGCAATTGGAATTCAGCTTGATGACCAAACTCATGCAAAGCGGTAGCAACAGCGGCATCTCTATCCATGCCATTGCGAATGACAATATGACCATCAGAACTTGCCATTCCATAAGTGCTTCCACTTCTGTCATTGCCAAACCAGACTTTAGGTTTGACGGCAAGATTTAAATTCTTGGACAGTTCATCAACTGTTTTTTGAATTTCAGAAGCATGTTCAGGCGCACCTTTTTTAGTTGCCTCAACCAAATTTGACCACTGCCTACGCATACTGGCAGATATAGGAGGAGGTTCTGACAAAGGAACTACAGGCTTTTTCTTGTAAGCAGCAAGCCTCTGATTCAATGCCTGTATCTCATCCCAACGTCTTGAAATATTGTCCGCAGTCTTTGAGATGCCAGAAACTTTTGCAGGGTCAATAGATGCTTCAAACTCAGCGGCTTTACTTGCTGCGTTGGCAAGAGTCTCATCAATTTTTAACTCTTTTGGCTTTGACTCTGTGCCAAAAATCTCATCGTATTTTGAACCAAGCTGTTTTTGAGTTTTCTCAAGATGGTCTTTTGTGACCTTACCAAGTCCAACTTTATTGCCTGTAGCTGAAGTGACTTCTTCGTTTGCAAGAGTCTGATTCTTTCTCATCCTCTTCAAGTCGTAACCAGGAGAACCAAGAGGCTTAACTTCTCGCAGTTGACCAGGCTCAAACTCATATCCCATCGCTTCACGTTTTCTTGCAAGAGCTTCAATAGATGGCGTTGTTTTTCCTACAACAGCTTCTATGCCTCTGGTAATAGGATATGTTGCTCCTGTCTTTAATCCTTGTCCAAGTGCTTCTGCTTTTGACACCGCTTTTTGAACACCAGGTATAGCAGCAACTTGTCTTGTAGCAGGAGCGGCAGCTTGCATTGCACCCTCAACAGCACCGCCCATACCAAGCACAGGAGGCAATCCTTCTAATGCTTTGCCAAGTTTTTCAGCTACAGCTTGACCGCCACGGGTTTTGAATTGATACCCGTACTTTTGCATGAAGTCAGCCATTGGCTCGGCTTTGCCACCAGTAGCAATTGCACCAGCCAAACTTACAGGAATGTTTTGCACCATTGATATTGGCACTTCAGGGGATGCCAATACTTGCTCAAAAAACCCTGGCTCTTCTTTTTTAGCTAACTTGCCTCGTTCTTTTGCTTGCCTTGCACTTTCTGCAAGATTCTCTTTTGTCGGCACAGAAAAATCTACAGCAGCAGGAGAAGCCGCAGGTGTAGCTTTACCGCCAGAGGCTTTACGCTCTAGCTCGTCTATGCGTCTTAACTCTTCAAGTTCTGTGCGGTCATCTGCCATGTTTTGCTTTCAGGGCTTTTAATTCTGCTTGTTCTTCTGGAGTTAATGCACCAGAAGACGTTCCTGCTGATGAAGCAGGTGCGGAAGATGGTCTTTTCTTTTCAATGAACGCCTGCTTGACAATATCAGGTAATCTTGTTTCAAAGTCATGTCTACCTGTTGCAGACTCATAGTGTGCTCTTGTTGTGTCAAGACGGCTGTAAATCAATTCTTTAACAGTATCAATAGCACCCTGCAATTGTTCAGGTGATTTGATTTCACTAAAAATTTGTTCTGCTTCTTTACGGTCTGCTAATGCGCCAGCAGTACCCGTAATCGCTTTAACAACTTCACCAGCAACAGCTTGCTTGGCAGCGTTAAAATTGGTCACTTCTGGATTTCCAGTTTGAACAGCAATGTAATTTAATGCTTGGTTGGCAAGCTGTGTATCTTTGTTGTTTAATGCCTCTCCAAGTCTTTCCAAACTATTCAAGTGACCAGCAACAGTTGTAAACGCTTGCAATTGTTTTGCGCCAGCACCATTAGGATTGGTGTAGTTCCTCATCGCAAGGTCACGTTGACCATAATCCATTTCGTTGTAACTTGGATTGATTTGTCGTACACGAGCCATAATTTGAGAACGAGTTTTATCTCTCAAGCCAGGTGGTTTTTGAGCATAATTGGCAATAGCTTGAGCACTGCTTTCAATGTCATTTGTAACATTTGCTCCAGCAGGGGAAGTTCCACCACCCGCCTTCATTTCGGCTAATGACTTACGTAATTTTGCCGCTTCTCTTGCTCTATCTGCCGCTTCTTTTGCTCTGGCTTCTTCTGCTCTGGCTTTTTGTTCCATGTTTAAAGCGTGTTCAGAACCTTTCTGAGATTCGTCAACAAGTTTGTAAGCACCAAGCAAGTCACCTTTACGCAACTGAGCTTTGACAATATCACTGCCAGCTTTTGTTGCCGCCAACTCAGCCGCTCTGAAACCTTCTTCTTTGTTTGTTACAGCCAGCTTGATAGCGTCTTCCATCTCTTGACGGAACTCAGCATGTTTTTGAATCATGGACTTAAAGTTCTTGTCAAACTCTGAACGCTCTCTCTCGTACAAGTCTTTTCTGCCCTTGCGATAACCTTCCATCATGCCGTTCATATTGCCAAGTGCAAGCTGACCAGACATGCGTCCACCGCCGCCTACCAGCATACTGATGACGCTGATAACACCAAACAAACCCGCAATGTCTTGGGCATTGTCTTTGGACGGAATAAAAGCGGGAAGAGGTTCTTTTTCCAGCTTTTCCTGATAACCTTGCATGGCAGCTTCTTGCTGTTGTCCAAACCGCATCTGAGCAGACAACTCGCCAGTAGATTTAATTTCTTTTTGCTCTTGTTGAGCTTTGGCAATATCACCTTCAGCTTTGGATATTTCAGGCTGTATCTCAGCCTTGCGAGTCATAAATGGCTCATTGATACCCATAGCTTCTTTGAAGCCTATACGGCCTTTTCCTTGCGGCTCAACAGGCTTTGGCAACGGTTTTGCAAGTACGTCTGTTTGTTCAGCCATTATCTAGCTCCGTATTGTTGTTGTGAGTATGCTGGCATACCGCCAACAATGTTTGCCATATTGGTGTAGAAGCCGTTACTCAGGCTTTGAACATACCTGTCTGCTTCCAATCCTGTCTTGATAGCACCCAGAGCAACTTGGTCACCAATACCAGACAGCTTTAGACCGTAGTCATATTGTTGTTGCAACAACTGCGCCCTGAACGCCTCTATCTGGGCTGCGGATTGAGTTGCGCTTACTGCTCCACCTCTACTTGCAGATTGTTGTGCAGCCTGAGCCTGAACCGCTTGTAACTGTTGCTGTGCAGCAGGAGTGAGTTCACCTGCTTGTGCTTGACGTTGCAACTCCGCACCTTTTTGCTGATATGGAGCGGCAAGAGCTTGTTGCTCTTTCTTTGCCCTTTCAGCTTCTTTTTGAGCTTTGTTACTTTGATAAGCACCCAACAAACCAAGTCCACCCGCAAGACCCAAGCGAGTTAATGTTTGTGGACTCATGTCTTTGTAGTAGCTTTGCAGCTTGTCACCAAGAGAAGGTTCTCTGGCGGTGTCTATTGTTTGTGGTGCTGGCTCTCCTGCACCCATCGTCATAGCAGTTGGAAGATACCCGCCTGGAACAACATTTTCTCCAGCAAATGACATGTCTTGAAAAGAATATGGAGCTTCACCTTGACTTATGCGAGATTGACCAGCAGCCTCTGTGATAGAGGGTTTTGCTTGCATATATTCACTTGTTCCCTTTGTGTATGGGTCAGCCCCGCCTCCACCGTAAATACCTGGAACTGAAGGCGCACTTTCCATCACTTCAATAGGAGTGCCGCTATCTGTTTGTCTTGGCCCAATAGGTGCTGTTGCGTCTACAGAATAAGTTCTTGTAGGTTGTGAATATGCTTGTGTTGGTTCTGGGCCGTAATCAAACGCAGTGTCTGCTGTGAAACCATAGCTATCATCCACTTCAAAAGAAGGAACGCCCGTATCCTCATGCAAATGACCGCTACCACCCTGAGACTTCAGCAGCTTTGCCTCGTCTGGAGTAATGTAGGCAAGCATGTGCCCTTCTGGTGCTTTTGCTTGCAGAAGACGAGCAATCTGACGCACATCTGCGCCCATGCGGGTAAGTTTTTTCAGCGTTGCCATGTCACACTCCTAAAGCATCTTTGAGGCGCAAAGAAGATTCATTCCATACGTCTTCTCTGTCTTTTCCTGTTTCTTTACTTTCAATTTCACCTGCTCCACGCTCTCCTGTCAAGCTGGTAGTCGTGCCTGTTGAAGCTCCCTGAGCAATTTGACCAGCACTTCCCGCCGCAGGTGCGCCTGGTACTTTTGAGCCAAGACCCAACACATCGGACAGAGTTTGTCTAATAATTGGTCGTGCCACTTCACCCGCTATTTCTGCGTATAAAGGTACTGTAGGCTGAGAAGTTGCCTGTAGTGTGGCAGGTTCTTTGTAAGACGTTTCGCCCGTAATGGACGAATCAAATGTTGAGGGTGTCAATGTTTGTGAAAGAGTGCTGTAAGCAGGTTGAGTTCCACCTGTTTCTGTTCCTCTGACTTTTTCACTTGGAGGTGCATATTGTGAAGCTGCCAATGATGCAGGAAGAATTGCATTTGAGTCAACAACAAGTCCTTGACCGCCACCTGTAGGTATCTTTTCTGTGATGCCTGTGCTTGCGGGTTGTTGACTTGGTAAAGAATAATCTGCTTTTACAGAATAATCTCCAGCAGCTTGTTCAGGGGGAACAGTGCTCGCCTCTGCTTTCATGCTTGCGCCAGTAGCAGGGTCGGATACGGCTTCTTTTCCTGCTTCAACAATAGAAGTAGTTCCAGCCGCAAGAGCACCAGAAGTTAAACCAGCTTGCAATGCTTCATCTAAAGATTTTCCTTTTGCTAACTGTGCTGTAACAGTAGAGGAAGATGCGCCAGCAGCAGATGAAGCTATTTTGGCAGTTGAAGCAGATGCTCCAGCGTCTGATGCGCCAGCACCCGCAGCCTCTGACGCAGTGCCACCAACATAGCCAGCCGCAGCCGCAGTTGCAACATCATTTACATCACCGCCATTTGCCGCAGTTACCGCAGCAGAAGAAACAGAGGCAGCCGTAGCCGCACCAAAACCTGCACCTGCTGGCCCTAAAGCATAGGTCAAAGCAATTGTTTCAATTACAGGCAAAGGATTTTTAACAATAGCTTCTGCGGATTTTTGAACCGCTTGAATTGTTGTAGCAATTGGATTTTTCCAAAAAGGACTTTTATCATTAGATGAGCCGCCCATTATTTCACCTCTATGGTTAATTGATATTGAGCTTGACCTTGTGAATTAGGTACTTGCTGTACCCTTACAGGAATTTTTGCAGCACTTAATACCCGAGCAATCTGAGAATTGTCAGTATTGGCAATACCAGTTTTAAAACCTGCAACCTTCATTGCTTGATACAAGTCTTGCACAGACTTAACCAACTTGTCAGGGGCATCCATTGTAGAAATATGCAATTCAGCAACACCAGGTTGCAAGATGTTGTATATCAATAGCGTGTTGCCAGAACGCATAATCCTCATCTTGCCTGACTCAATACCTTTTTTCAATCTGTCATAAACAACATCAAAATCAGAACCAAGTCTTTCGGCATCGTTTCTAATAATGTCAAGCATAGGAACGTCTTCAGCGACCTTTTGCTTTTTCATCACTTCCATTACGTCTGCCATATCAAACCCCTAAAGCCGCAGCTATTTGTTGATGAATTGTCTGGTGAACACCAATCCAGTCGTAAAAGTCATTCTCCACATTCCAGTCACTGTCGAGCAACTGGAACGGATTATCCAACCCTAGAACACTTGCCAAACGCTGATGCTCTTGGTTGTGCACAAACAGCCAGTCATCAAGGTTAGAAACGTCAGCATCCGTCAATGGATACTTCTGAACAGGAATGCCTTGGTCACCCAAGATGTTGTAAAACAATTGGTGTTGCACACCGTTTTCAAACAGGAATTCTCCGAGGCCGTCTTTATCCCCAAATTTCACGTATGACAACGCTTCCATGTTCAAGATTTGTCTGCCTTGCTGTCTAGCTTGTTGAAGATTTGTTTGAGAATATCTTTGACTTCAGCAATGTCATTGCGGTAATCATCTTTTGCCACATATTCTTTAGGTAATTCATTTATCTTGTCCTCCAGACGTTGAATCTGCTTTGTCGTGTTGTTGAAGACAAAGACAGCAAGAAAGCCAGCAATGCTGACTACCGCATTAAAAATCTGTTGGTTATCCACTTGTCACCTCATCCGCAGGTTCAGGTGTGTTGCCTTCAGCAAGCCAAGCTAAATAGGCTTGGTAGTCGGTGTTGTCGGGGTCAAAGGGGATAAATGCTTTATCTGCAACACGCATAATTGCAGTTTCTGATACGCCGCCGTTTGGTGAAATAACTTGCTTGTACATTTATAACTCCGCAGAAAAACTAATAGTGGCAGAACTTCCACCTGGAACTTGAATTTGCAAACCTTGCCCAAGCGTAAAACCTGTTTGAGCATCGTTATACATAAGTGTGGAATTAACAGAATTTCCATCAAAACTAAAACTTGTAATTGTTGCGCTTTTGCCTGAGTTACTAAAATTTACCGACCCAGAAAATGTTGACGTTACTGCCGCACGTTTAGGAACTTGAAATTGAAGGGTTGTTCTAACAGATGCTGAAGAATATGCAAAACCATTAGCCACATATGCGGTAGCAGGAACGTTCCATTGTTCGTAATATCTTTGACAAAGTTGAAATTCAGTACCATAAGGTCGGTAATCAAAGCTAGTTGCTGTTGAGCCTTTTTCTAGCTGTACGCCTGTGATGTAGAAAGTTGCGCCGTTTGTTGCCATTAAATTGGTTGCGCCAGTAGCAGAGTTGTATGTTGTTCCCGCCCATGCGCCAGCAGTGCCGCTATATGTAGAGCCAACACCCAAGCCAAAAATCACATAAATACCAACGCCATTAGTTCCAGACCATGTTCCGCTAGTATCTCCTGCAATAGTTATTGTTTTTTGTTCAAAAGTGTTTGCCGCTGAAATTGTGTAAGTGAATGGATAAGAACGATTAGCAGCAGAATTAAATAGTGCGCCGCCAAATGTTCCTGTTACAGATGAACGAACCCAAAAAGACAGAGTAACAGTTGCGGCAGATGCAGTACCCCAAGCCAAATCATTTGTGTTGTAAGCCTCAATGGGTTGCACTAATTGATAGACTTGTGTTGCGCCCAAAGAAGCATCGGCTGTTGTAACAGTAATCACAATCGAATTAGAAAATCCAGCGGGTGCGGTAGATGACTGTTGCATGGTAAATACACCATCAGTACTTTGCCCTTGTCCAAAAAATCTATCTACTGCGTAATAGTTAGAGCCAGCGTTACTATTTACTGTAACAGCAGATGTTCCTCGTTGCGCTAAAACCATCGCACCATTGATGATGCGGTTCTTGAAGCCAAATGTGCTTGTAGATGTAAATGAACTTGCACTTACATTACCAGTAACACTTATATTACCAAGAGATGTTTGATTTGCAGTGACTACAAGCGTAGATACGTTGGCAGTACCACTCACGTTGGCTGTTGTAATCGTAGCCACGTTCATACTGACATTGCCAGTAACAGTAGCATTACCACCTATAGTGACGTTACTGATGACAGCAAGTGTAGAAACGTTTGCTGTTCCACTTATGTTTGCGCTTGTAAAAGTGCCGTTAGCAGCACTTATATTGCCTGTAATAGATACATTTCCACCGACAGTAGAATTTGCAACAACAGCAAGTGTGGCAACGTTAGCAATACCAGATACGTTTGCAGAAGTAAACGTACCTTTAGCACCAGTGATGTTTCCAGTTGCGGTAATGTTGCCAGCAACACTTGCATCTTGCGTGACCGCAATGATTTGCACATTTGCTGTGCCGCTGACGTTGGCACTGGTAAATGTACCTTTTGCTCCAGTGACGTTGCCTGTTACAGACACGTTGCCACCAACAGAAGTATTACCAATCACCACCAGGTCACTGATATTTGCAGTTCCGCTGATATTTGCGCTGGTAATAGAAACGCTGGAAATAGTGACGTTAGCACCAATAAGACTGACGTTTGAGAGTGTTAGTCCATTTACAGAAGTAACATTGCTTCCCAGTGTCAGGGTTGTTGTTCCCAAAACTACGTTGCTGTTGGCAAGGTAGCCGTTAGGAAAAGCAGTAGAAACGCTTGTGATGGCTACGTTGGCAAGACTCAGATTGTTGACAGTGGTGATGGTGTCACCAAGCACAACAGCCGTGTTGCCAATAGTGATTGCAGTAGCAAAGTTGCTATCAAGCTGAGACAGGGGTATAGACCCTGTTGCAGATGAAAATGTATACGGAACTGCCATTTAGAACCTCACTCTCAATTCGTGTTCAAACTCAATTGTGTTCACAATAAATGCGGCGTTGTTGGAAGTGATGGTCAATCCCAAATATTTACCGTACTGCTGTGCATCTGACTTGTACAAGTTATATCCTTTAGATGAAACCCAAGGAATAATTGTTCCAAACGTATTTTTCCAAGTGACAACAGTGCCACTATTGTTTATCCAATCAATATTCGTGTTGCTTAACGAATACACAGGACTACTTCCATACTCACTGTCCATTGTCACGTTAAAAGTTGCAGGAGTAGTGAGTGTTGCTTCCACGCCAAATTTTAAGGCTTGCTTGGTACGGATAGGGTCTTTCATAGGAGAAAGAGCCGTCTGAATCTGGCTGGAAATGTTGGCTGTAGACGAGGCATACAACCTGTACAAAGCCGTTCCTGTCACCCCGTACATGCTGATTAAGCCACCAACAGGTACAGAAGTGATGTATGTTTGTGTGCCCTGGCTGGTGATAAACCACTTCTTCTCAAAGAAAATAGCCTGGACATACCGTGAGCCTGTAGCAATTTGAAAACTACTGTTAAGGTAGAAATTGAATGCCGCACACAGAATGTTGTTAAGCAACACCTGACCGCCAGTGACGGGCAAGGTAAAATCAATATAGGGAAAGATGCCGTCCAGTTGGTCAGAAATCTTGCTGGTGGTAGAACCTACAAGGGCATACACCCCGTAGTTGTTCATAAACAACACTGAGCGAAAGTATGGGAAGACCGCATATTTCAGCTTGCTACCGACAGAAGCAGACACGTTGGTGTTGGTGAACAGCGTTGAGCCTGTGGTGGTCACCCGCACATCTGAAAAAACGTTGATGCTGTCATCTCCATAGATGTACAGAAAGTTGTTGGCAGACATCAAATATTGGATGTTGCCGTGCAAGGTTGAGTCAGACAGGGTAATAGCACCCGCAGACACAGACACAAAATCGTAGGGACTGACGGCAGACGAATAAGTCACCGTGCGTCCTGTTGCTACCCAAACACGCCCAGAAAAGGTTGCTACGCTGACAATAGAGTCAAGGTTAGGTATGCCTATTGCTGTTGCTGTGGTGTTGCCTGTAGGCGTAGGAGGAGCAGCAATACTGACGGTTGGCACAGATGTGTAGTTGTTGCCTACGTTGGTCATGATGACCGCAGTAATAGCGTTTCCAGACACAATTGCAGTACCCGCAGCATTTGCACCACCGCCGCCAGTAATGGTGACCGCTGGAGGTGTGTTGTAGCCAGACCCACCGTTTGTAACGGCAATGACTAGCGCACCCTTTGTAAAGGTTAAGACTTGGGCAATGGCAGTTGCACCGCTACCACCACCGCCTGTAATGGTTACAGTGGGAGCAGAGGTATACCCGCTACCACCATTGGTAATAGAAATATAAGAAACTGCATTGGCAGAAATAGTTGCCACCGCCGTTGCTTGAACACCATTTGTTTGGTTGGGGGCTGAAATAGTTACTGCTGGCGCAGTAGTGTAGCCAGAACCTTTATTGGTAATGCCTACAGAACCTACACCGCCCACGGCAAGCAAGTCAGTACCGTTCCAAGTAAACAAGCCTTTGTCTGGGTCACCTATAAAAACAAATTCATTTTTCCACTGGGCGGTAGACACGCTGGAGTTAGAAAACGTACCTGCGACAGCTACATTGCCTTTTGTGGCGGTATCAATTCTGAAATATTCAGCCCGTCCATTAAATTCAAATCCCAAAATATAGTCAGACAATCCCAAATTACAACTGGTCAGAGTGGTGACTACGTTGCCAAACGTAACAGCGGTGTTCCCAGAGTCAACAACAGCAGACTGCGCTTGGACAATTTTGATGTTGCCAAAGCCAATAGGCATGGCGTTCTCAATCCATGAGAACTCTTCCTCATCAATAGCTGTCCTGTTGGCCTTGGTGTTTAGACCCTTGAAGTTCTTAATGACAGCATAAGACTTTTTTTGTTCTGCTGATGCCATGATTAGAACGTGGTGTAGGGGTCAGGGATGCGCCTTGTATAGACAGAATTCAACACTGCCTGTACGTGCTTGGTGTATTCTTGTTTGTAGAGTTCAGCCTCACCATAGCTCTGTTCTTTGTACTTGGCCTTATAAGCCGCATAAAAAGCCACAGGGGTGGTGTAGGGGTCTTGGATAGGGTCAACAGCGTTGGGCGTGTTCAAGCTCAACGGAGTCGGCAGGATGGTGCTGTCAATTTCAACAACATAAGCCTGGTCGGGGACTGGGCCAATGTAAATCTGTTGCTGACCGTAGACAGAAAAACACACGGGTCTGCCTACATAGTTTTGCCAGTAGCGCAGTTGTGCGTTGAAGTTTGACCAGGGCAGATAGCGCAAGGGTATGCGGCTGTTGCCCCAGTAAATGTTGACGTTGAGAATGTCCAAGGTTGTGCCGTTGGACAAGGTAGCAAACGGAATAATCTCGGCAGGGCCAGAGTACGTCAGTTGTGCTGTACCGTCAGTGAATGCGGTAGAGGGCGGGAAAGTTGCGCCAGCAGCAGGGTAGGGAGGCGCAGTGTCTCCTGTTGTACCGCTCTGGGTAACTTCATAAATAAAAATGTTGGAAAACACAAAGTCACCAGCGGTGACAGCGGTATTGGCAGTCCAAAGGTCGGCTGGAACGCCTGTGTTAGAAATTGGGGTGGCAGTTATTTGCAGGGTACGCAAGCACCCAGTATCTCTCGCTACTCGCTCACGGGCATCGTTGATGTAGTCCGTTAGCTCCGAGGTAGACCAGAAGACAGAGTTTGCATCATGCAAAAGCCGCTGTACTTCCGTGATGTAGGAAGAGAGAGTTGCCATGTGACCTTCATATTAAGCAACCCTCTGATTGGACTTTCCCCCCACGGACTTTTCAATCCGCAAGGGTACTACGCCAACAGCCGAGGGTAACGAGCTGTTCTTTCCTGGAGGAGTTTCGGATACAACTATCCGCTTGAACTTCTCCGTTGCGTCTTCAAGTTCGCTGTGGAGTCGTATCAAGCCCAACTGGACGAGATACTTCTCCTTGTCATCGTCTCCGTAACCAAGTACATGCTGGGCTGTCTTGAGCGGTATCTCTACCGTCTTGCCAACAGGAAACTCAATCCCGACAAAGTTGTACTCAAAGTTGAGGTCTTTGTCGGAATTGTTGGTCACATAGACAACTTCCGTCATAGTGATACAACGTCACCGTACACCGAGATGTCAACTGTGTTGTTTGCCGCAGCACCAGTATTGACGCACAAAAACAGAGAACCAGAAAAGATTGTTGTGGCGGTGTTTGCCGTCAGGTTCAAATCTTGATACTTGGTTGTACCTGTAATGTTGCCCAAAACTACTGCGTTGGAAACTGCGTTTGCCAAATTGCCATCACTACTTGCAATGATGGTTACGTTGGCAAGCGCAACACTTCCGTTGGCATTGTTAACGGTAATACGGCGAACAATGTAGTTTGTACCGATAGTTGGAATTGTTGCAACGGCATTGCCTGTGTTTCCCAAACCTGCGGGAACAGCAAGAGTGCCAATAACAATATTTCCAAACTGGTCAGGATACAGTGCACCTACATGGTTTGCGTTCATGCCGTCTCCTTAGCTTGTGTAGGTGCTGTTTGCTGAGATACCACCGTTGATGGTCAGAGCAGTTGCAGTACCAGCACCAGCAATAGTAGATTGTGCAAACACGTTCACACCATCAGACAAAATCATGCCGCCAGTTGCGTTGGCAAGAAGAGTTGTAATAGCAGAACCGTTGTTCGCAGTAATCACTACGTTAGCGGAAGGGAAAATCAGGTATGTACCTGCGGGAATCACTGTACCTGCGTTAGCGGCAGTCAGAGACACGTTGGAGAAGTAAGCACCAGCAGTGTTGGTGGTTGCATTCGCCAGAATGATTTTGTTCATTGCTAAAGCCATGTCTTTTTCTCCTTACAGTGAGAGGTAGTTGTAACCTGTCACCTTGGTCATTGACTTAGGCTTGACGTTCACCAATTCGGCAATCATCAAAACTGCGCCAACATAACCAATTTGCCAGTTCGGGAGTGTGGACTCAAAGCCTGTAAACACAAACGAACCTTGCTCATGGATGTACAGAGACAAGTAGTT